TGCAGGTGCTGCTCCAGCTACAGGCAGACTTAGAATGTATGCCACTGTTATTGATTTAGCAGGTCATGGTTTAGATGATAAGCCTGATGAGGTTGATAGAGACCAGTTAGCATAACTATTTAGGGGAGCAGGGCAACTTGCTCCTCTATAAATTTAAGGAATTATAAATGTCAGGAACTTATTTATCTCTTACAAATAGTGTATTAGCAAGATTAAATGAAGTACAACTTACTTCATCTACTTTTTCTAATGCTAGAGGAATACAAGTTCAGGCACAAAATGCAGTCAATGAGGCTGTAAGATACATTAATCAAAGAGAATTTAATTATCCTTTTAATCACGCAACTGAAACAAAAACAGTAACTGCAGGTGTTGTTCGTTATAGTATTCCAACTTCTGCAAAAACAGTTGACTATAATACATTTAGAATTGTTAAAGATAGTGATTTAGGTAATTCAGGTTACCGATTATCTCAACTAGATTACAATGAATATATAAATGCAGTTAGTGACCAAGAGGATGAAATAAGCACAACTACAACCACTACAACACATACAGATAGTGTGGAAACAATAACAGTTTCTAGCACATCAGGTTTTGATTCTTCAGGAACTTTGCATATAGGAAATGAGGAAATAACTTATACTGCAATAGGTAGTAGCACAACATTTACAGGATGCACAAGAGGTGCAGGTGGCACAACTGCTGCTTCTATAGCGAGTGGTGTTACAGTAGCACAATTTGACCAAGGAGGTGTACCTGAACATGTAGTCAGAACACCTGATAATAACTATTTATTATATCCTTTTCCAAATAGGTCTTACTCTGTCAAGTTTGACCATTTTACTTTTCCTTCAGATATGTCTGCTCATGATGATACAACAAGTATACCTGCTAGATTTGATGCAGTTATAGTTGATGGTGCTACTGCTTTTGTTTATCAGTATCGTGGTGAAACAACACAGTATCAATTAAATTTTCAAAGATTTGAGCAGGGTATAAAAAATATGCAAACTTTACTTGTTAATAAGTATCAGTATGTCCGTTCTACATACATACCTAGAGCAGGTACTTATGGAGCTAACACTCTTAATGCAAGGATAAACTAATGGCAGACTTATCACAAGTAACACCTGTCGCATTTAACTGTGAAGGTGGGTTAGTTCTTAATCGTTCTACCTTTATGATGAAACCGGGTGAAGCATTAGAACTAGAAAACTTTGAGCCTGACATAGAGGGTGGGTATAGAAGAATAAATGGATTTAGTAAATATGTAACTGCAGTTGTTCCTCAAACCTCTTCCTCTGCAGAAAAAGTATTAATGGTGGCTACATTTGCAAGTAAAGTTGTAGCAGCAAGAGGAACAAATATATTTACTGCAGATGCAGGAGGTTCATCTTGGACTACTGTAGATAGTGGTAGAACGAGTGCAGGTAAATATAATTTTGAAAGATTTAACTTTGATGGTAATGATAAGTTACTTGTAACAGATGGTGCAAATGCACCCACAGTTTTTAATAGTTCGTTTACTGCAACAGATGTTTCATCAGGTGGTGGTGGAGAAGTAAGCACTGCAGTAACAGGTGCAAAATTTGTTGTTGCATTTAAAGAGCATATGTTTTATGCAGGTATGTCTGCTGCTAAACAAGAATTAGTTTTTAGTGTTCCATTTGATGAAGATAATTTTGCTACAGGCAGTGGTGCAGGTAGCATTAAAGTTGATGACACTATAACAGGATTAAAAGTATTCCGTGAAAATTTATTTATATTTTGTGAAAATAGAATATTTAAATTAGCAGGAACATCAAGTAGTAATTTTGCCATAACTGCAGTAACAAGAGATATAGGATGTATAAATGGTGATACTATTCAAGAGTTTGCAGGTGACCTTATTTTTCTTGGTCCTGACGGGTTGCGTACCATCGCAGGTACTGCCCGTATCGGTGACGTGGAGTTGGGAACTATAAGTTCTAATGTACAAAGTTTATTTGATGAAAACTTATCTAGTGCATCTGAATTTGACTCTATAGTTATACCTGATAAAACACAGTATAGAATATTTTTTACAAAAGATGGTGTAGGAGAAAACGCAACTCAAGGTGTTATATGTGTTTTAAAAGGTCAAACATTTGAGTTTTCAGAGTTAAGAGGCATCAAACCTGCTTCTACAGATACTTTTGTATCTGCAGGAGATGTAATAGTATTACATGGTGCATATAGTGGTGGCTATATTTATAGACAAGAATCAGGAAATGATTTTGACGGAACTGCTATATTAGGTAAATATAGAGGTCCTGATATGACCTTTGGTGATGCAGGTATACGTAAACACATGCAACGTGTTATTATTAATTATAAACCTGAATCAACAATAGATGCAGATTTATTTTTAAGATATGATTATGAGGCAAAAGACTCTTCAAGACCTGCAGCATATGAATTAGATTCTAGTGACATAGCTGCAATATATGGTTCTGCAACTTATGGTGCAAGTTCTAGTAATTTTGGAACTTATGGTGGTGCTTCACAACCACTTGTGAGACAAGCAGTTGAGGGTTCAGGATTTGCAGTTGCATTAAGAGTGAATGATGGTGGTTCTACTGCACCATATTCTTTAAAAGGATTTCAGTTAGAATATCAAACAGGAGCAAGGAGATAAATGGGAGCTACATATACAAGACAGTCTTCGTATAGTGATGGCGATACAATCACTGCTGCTCATACCAATGATGAGTTTAATCAAATATTAGCTGCCTTCGCAGCAAGTACAGGACATACTCACGATGGTACGACTGCAGAAGGTGGTCCTATTACCAAACTACTTGGAACTGCAATCACAATAGGTGATGGCACTGCAGGTACAGACATAGCAGTTACATTTGATGGTGAAACAGCAGATGGTGTATTAACATGGAAAGAAGACGAGGATTATTTTGAATTTAGTGATGATATACTTATTGCTTCTACAGAGAAGTTACAATTTAGAGATACAGCAATATACATCAATTCATCTACCGATGGACAATTAGATTTAGTAGCAGATGGTGCAGTTCTTGTTGACACTGCAGGTGATATAACTTTAGATGCAGATGGTGGAGACATTGTACTTAAAGATGGTGGAACACAATTTGCTTCTCTTACTAATACTTCAGGAAACTTAATAATAAAATCAGGTAGTACTACTGCAGTAACATTTAGTGGTGCTAATACAACTTTTGCAGGAACTGTTACAATAGGTTCTGCAGTCATATCAGAAGCAGAATTAGAAGTATTAGATGGTGCTACTTTAACAACTGCAGAATTAAATATACTAGACGGAGATACATCTGCCACATCTACAACTGTAGCAGATGCAGATAGAGTTGTATTTAATGATGCAGGAACTATGAAGCAAGTTGCAGTTACAGATTTAGCTGCTTACTTTGATGATGAAATAACTGCAATGCCTAATCTTACTTCTGTAGGAACACTCACTACTCTTACAGTTGATAATATTATAATTAATGGCACAACAATAGGACATACTTCTGATACTGATGCCATAACTATAGCTTCTGGTGGTGATGTAACATTATCTCAAAATTTAACAGTAACAGGTGACTTGACAGTTTCAGGTGATGACATCACTATGGGAACTAATACTGCAGGTAACTTACTTGTAGCAGATGGAACAAATTTTAATTCTATCGCAGTAGGTGATTTATCTGAAATATCTACAGTTGCAAGTGATGATGTATTGTTAGCAGTAGACACATCAGGTGGTGGTCTTAAAAAAATTACAAGAGCTACATTAACAGCAGGAATTGTATCAGGTTCTGAAATATCTAATGTTCAAGATATAGTAACAACATCTAATGCTGATATTGACCTTGCACCAAATGGTACAGGTAAAGTTGTAGTTAAAGGTAATACTAATCCGGGAACAATCGTATTTAATTGTGAGTCTAACTCACATGGTCAAACAGTTAAATCACAACCACACTCTGCTAGTGTAACAAACGTACTTACATTACCTGCAGGTGGAGACCAAGAGATTGTAGGTACAGTTGCTACACAAACATTAACAAACAAAACATTAACAAGTCCTGTAATTGCTACAGTAACAGGCTCTACTATTACATTAGATTCTGCAGGAGATGTTACTCTTGATGCAGGTGGTGCAGATGTTGTTTTAAAAGATGACGGAACTACCTACGGAAGTTTAACAAATTCTAGTGGTGAACTTGTAATTAAATCAGGTTCAACACCAACTGCTGCTATGACATTTAGTGGAGCTAATGTAACATTAGAAGGTAACTTAACTGTGTCAGGAACAACAACCACAGTAAACTCTGCTACAGTTAATTTAAATGACCACAATATTGTATTAGATAGTGGCAATAGTACAAGTGCAGTTGTAAATGGTGCAGGTATAACTATTGAAGGTGGTAGTGGAGATGATGCTACATTTAGTTATAATACAACAGGTCCTAAGTTTGAATTAAAGTTAGGTTCTAGTCACGAAGATTTACAAGTAGACCAATTAATTGCAGCATCTTTAGACATATCAGGTAACGTAGATGTGGATGGTACTTTAGAAACAGATGCATTATCCATAGACGGAACATCAATTACATCCACTGCAGCAGAGTTAAATATTCTTGACGGAGTAACTTCTACTGCTTCAGAACTTAATTTAGTAGATGGTTCTAGTGCAGGAACTATTGTAAACAGTAAGGGAGTTATATATGGCTCTAGTGGAGAAGTTAATGCAACAACATTACAAATAGCAGGAACTTCTATTACATCTACTGCTGCAGAACTAAACATACTAGATGGTGTAACATCAACTGCGACAGAGTTAAATGTTATGGATGGTGATACAACTGCCTCTTCTATAACACTAGCAGATGCAGACAGATTAGTAACCAACGATGGTGGCACTATGAAACAAGTAGCTTTAACTACTTTAACAACATATTTGACAAGTGCAGGGTTCTCTTCTGAAGACCCAACTGCTCTTGCAATAGCTCTTGGCTAGTCAAGAAAAGACTTGACAAATCAAGTAAAATCGTGTATAATTATGACAAGGAAAAAGGACAATGGCAAATACATTTAGAGTAATTACATTCGCTGCAGAACCTAATGCTGCAGGAACTCCGTACACAATCTATACCACACCAAGTAGCACAACAACAGTTGTGATTGGATTAATCCTAACAAACATA